TTCGTTGAAGAGTTCTCACACCGCTTGGCCAAAGCAATCCAGACTGCGAGGTTCTGATGGACAACAGAACACAAATGTGGGAAGACGTGGAAGAGGCGTTCATCCGTGACGCCATCGTCAACGGCATCGGTATCTTCATCGCTATGCACGACAACGGCGCAATTAAATTCAAACTCGTCCACCGTGATGAGTTTGAGCAGTTCGGCGAGTTCTTGCTGGAGTACCCAGCGCTTTACGAACAAAGGAAAAATAATGGCAACAGTTAAATGGTCGCACAGCGCCCTCAAAGATTACGAGGGTTGCCCTCGCCGCTACTACGAAGCCAAGGTGTTGAAGAAGTATCCGTTCACGGACACGCAAGCAACGCTGTACGGCAAAGAGCTGCATGAGGCAGCGGAGTTCTACATCAAGGACGACAAGCCTCTGCCCAAACAATTTGAGTTCGTAAAGGACGTGCTCGATGCGTTGAAGGCCAAGCCCGGTCGCAAGCTGTGCGAATACGAGATGGGTGTTCGCGCTGACCTTACGCCCTGCGGGTTCATGGACAAGGATGTGTGGTGCCGAGGCATTGCAGACTTGCTCATCATCAACGATGACAACCTGACAGCCCGTGTCATTGACTACAAGACAGGCAACAACAAGTACCCAGATCGTGAGCAGCTTAAACTTATGGCGCTCATGGTGTTCGCTCACTTCCCGCACATCCGCCGAGTCGAAGGCGCTCTGTTGTTTGTGGTGAAGGAAGACATTGCCAAGGCCAGCTTCATGGTGGGCGAGGCCGAGGAATACTGGTGGGATTATCGTGAACGCGTCGCACGCATTGAACAGGCGCATGAGACCGGAGTGTGGAACCCGAAGCCAACACCGTTGTGCGGATGGTGCCCATGTAAGGACTGTGAATTTAATAAGAAGAGAGATTGATATGTCAGCTATAGAACCTAACGAACCATCTTTTGGCAATGCGACTCTTTGCCACGTATGCAACAAGCCAGTAGACATTAGCGATTTTGCTGTTGAACACGACGGGCATGTCGGCATGCGCAATCAGGCGTTTGCTGCTGAAGGCCACGGCCACATCATTCTGCACGCTGAGTGTGCGACTGTCCTAGCAATGCGCTTGATTCACGATGTGATGAAACAAAAAGAGCGCACCGTTGAAACGCCACTTCGAGCTGTCGAAGTTCTTAACCGCAACCGGAGAAAAGCATGACACAAACCAACGGCAAGCGTGACTACAAGCACGCATACAAACTACAAAAGGCAAGCGGCGAAACCAAAGACCAGATCGAACGTCAGAAGGCACGCCGCGAGTACGACAAAGAAGGTATTGATCGAAAGGGCAAACACATTGACCACATCACACCACTGCGTGCAGGGGGTAAGTCAACAAAAGGAAACTTGCGACTGCGAAGCCCCAAAGCAAACATGTCGAAAAAGTAATGAGCGCTGCGCAGACTTCGATGAGGACTGCGCAGACGTTAAAAATAAAACGTTGTGCTGGTTGTACCAGCCAGAGATGGGGCTCTGTCCCTATCTGCAAGGAGAAGCAAATGGATAGAGAGGCACTTGAAGAGCTGGCCGACAAGTTCGGCCTTATGGACTACCTTGATCTTGACGGCGACAGCGTTGGAATCATGATGGTGCTAGGTGTAGTCAACGAGGCCATCGACAACACGTTGGCTGACGCTATTGCTGTTTGTGAAAGGCATGCAGGTGTTTATGCTGCACTGCCTAAGACGTTGACAACCGACATCGCATGGGCGGCGTGCATAGATATTCGCGACGCACTAAAAACAAAAAAGGGGAAAGCAAATGGAAATCATTGAAGATAAAGCGCTAGTCTTCCGCACGCGCAATCCTCACAAGTACAAGATCATTCCTAAGCACAAAGCTATTGAGCGACAGGATGAAGGCTACGATGTGATGGTGTACTGGGGACTAGACGAAGTTAGGGTGTTGAGAAATTTAGGCGTGAAGGATGTACCTTCACCGATCGTTCGTCGCTATGACTGGCCCGGACGATTCAAGCCTATGGCTCACCAAGTTGAGACGGCATCGTTCCTTACCATTCACAAACGCAGCTTCGTGTTCAACGACCCCGGTACTGGCAAGACACTATCGGCGTTGTGGGCGGCTGACTATTTGATGTCACGCGGATTCGTGCGCCGTGTTTTGATTCTGTGTCCTCTCTCGATCATGCAGTCAGCGTGGTTGCAAGACTTGAACAACAGCATCATTCACCGCTCGGCTATCGTGGCGCACCACCCCAAGGCATCTCGTCGCATCGAGATGATTCAGTCCGACTATGAGTTTGTCATCTGTAACTATGACGGCTTGAACTTGATCGCTGAGGAAATCAACAACGACGGGCGCTTCGATCTGATTATTGTTGACGAAGCAAATGCTTATAAGACGATGACCACCAAGCGTTGGAAGACTTTGAAATCTATCCTGCGCCCTGACAGCTACTTGTGGATGATGACTGGTACGCCTGCTTCGCAGTCACCCGTGGATGCCTATGGCTTGGCCAAGCTGGTCAACCCAGATGGTGTGCCTAAGTTCTTCACAGCGTGGCGCGATCAAGTCATGAACAAGATCACCATGTTCAAGTGGGCACCAAAGCACAACGCCAAAGAGATTGTGTTCGATGCGTTGCAGCCAGCTATTCGCTTTACCAAAGAGCAATGCTTGGACTTGCCACCCGTCATCACCATCACACGCGAAGTGCCACTCACACCGCAGCAGAAGAAGTACTACGACATGCTCAAAGACCGCATGCTGGTGCAGACAGCAGGCGAGACGATCAGCGCAGTCAACGCTGCGACCGTGGTCAACAAGCTGTTGCAAATCTCTTGCGGTGCCGCGTACACCGACGATAGTGAAGTTGTGGAGTTCGATGCGTCGCCACGCTTGAATGTGTTGCAGGAAATCTTGGATGACACAGACCGCAAGGTCATCATCTTCGCGCTGTTCCGCTCAAGCATCGACACCATCCAGAACCACCTGACCAAGAACAACGTCACCAACGAGTGCATCCACGGCGGCGTGACTGCTAGCAAGCGTGCCGACATCATTCATCGGTTCCAGACTACGCCCGACCCAAGGGTGTTGGTGATGCAGCCAGCGGCTACTGCCCACGGGATTACCTTAACGGCGGCTGACACGGTGGTGTTCTACGGCCCCCTGATGAGCGTCGAGCAGTACATCCAAGCGATTGCACGCGCTGACCGCAAGGGGCAGAACTCTGACAAAGTAACCGTTCATCATATAGAAGGCTCACCAATTGAGCGAAAAATGTTTAAAGCGCTTTCGGCCAAGGTGGATGACAGCCGCCTATTAACCGAAATGTTTGAACTCGAAATTAAATCTTGAAAGGGGGTTGCACCGATAAAAAATTCATGTAAACTGTCCAACACTAGACAACAACAGGAGAAGTAAATGTCGGAAGAAATCAATATCGACAAGCTAGTAAGCATCCATGCCAAGATCAAAGCAAAGATCGAGGCGCTGGATAGCCAAGTCGCAGCGCTTGAGGAACAGCGCACGGAAGTGCGTCTGGCAATCAAGGACATGATGAAGGAGCAAAACCTTCAGAACGTCAAAACCAATTCGGGGACTGTGTCTTTGATGACCAAGACTCGCTACAACACACAGGACTGGGACTCGTTCAAGAAGTTCATCATCGAGCACGAGGTGCCAGACCTGTTGGAGAAGCGAATCGCTCAGGGCAACATGGCCACATTCCTTGAAGAAAATCCGGGGGTTGTACCTCCGGGCTTGAACTCGATCACCGAGTTCGACATCCGTGTGACACCGTCACGCAAATAAACCTTGTAACGAAAGTAACGCATCATGAGTAATATCACACTCTTTTCATCTTCCAATGTTCCAGCCTTCGCTCGTAACAACGAGCTGTCCGACACAGCCAAAGCCCTGACAGGCGGCGGTGTCAACAACACCAAACGCATCTCCATCAAGGGTGGCGTGTTCCGCTTGCTAGCAGGCGGCAAGGAAGTGGCTTCGATCGACGAGCGTCATTTCGACGTGGTCATCGTCAAAGCTGCCCCCAAGGTCAGCCGTATCTTCTACGCTGGCGCATACGACTCTGAAAAGATCACCGGCCCAGACTGCTGGTCCAACGATGGCGAAACCCCAGACGCATCTATCAAGACGCCACAACACAGCGCTTGCCACAACTGCCCTCAGAACATCGCAGGTTCTGGCCAAGGTAACAGCCGTGCTTGCCGCTTCCAACAACGTTTGGCTGTGGTTCCTGCGGATGACATGGACGGCGAAGTGTTGCAGTTGACCCTGCCAGCTACGTCAATCTTCGGTAAGGAAGACGGCGACAAGCGCCCACTGCAAGCGTACGCACGCTTCTTGGCGGTACAGAACCCACCTGTTAACCCCGAGCAGATTGTGACACGCATGAAGTTCGACACCAAGGCCGAGAGCCCCAAGTTGCACTTCGCACCTGTGCGCTGGTTGACAGATGATGAGTACCCAACGATCGTGGCCAAGGCCGACAGCGAAGAAGCTAAGCGTGCAGTCAACATGACTGTCGCCCAAGCCGATGGCGTCAAGGCTAAAGCAGCGCCGTTGGCAATCCCCGGTAAAGCGCCAGCACCTGTGGCAGCCGAGGACGAAGACGAGACTCCCGCACCAGCACCAGCCAAGAAAGCTGCGAAGCCAAAAGCTGAGCCAGTCGAGGCAGCCGAGGACGATGGCGGTGAGCCAGAAGTTCGCAAGGCCGCGCCCAAGGCGGCTGCTGTGCCAGAGAAGAAGTCGAAGTTGTCAGCAATCGTCAGCGATTGGGACGACGAGTAAGTTTTAGGGGGAAAGCTGATGCTGTTACTGGCAGTGCAGGTACCTGCCCCAGTTCAGGCGTGCGAAAGCACCGAAAACAGTGCAGCGAGTACCCCGCCTATTTTTTAACCACAGGAGAAAACCATGAAAAAATTTATCATCGCGGCTTTGGCCGTAGCTGCATTGACCGCTTGCGGTAAGAAGGACGAGGAAGTTTCTTTCGCTTCGCTCGAAGAAGCCAAGGGTACAGCGCGTGAGAACGCGTTGTGGAACGCCCAGAAGTACCGCCAAGACAACGTGCTGTACAAGGGCTGGGACATTGTTGGTCGTGGCGATTCAACCCAAGATAACAAGTGCCCCCAAGGTGACGGATGGGCTACGATGGAGTTCTTGAACCCCACCAAAGATCGCATGGTCAAGGTCAAATGTTCTACGGTGTCAGCCAACACAGGCTGCCTTGAGGACTCCGACTTCAAGACCAAGCCATTCGCTGCCGACGATGGTCACTGCCAAGCGACCAACAAGGTTCCTTACCCACTGCCTAAAATCGCCAAATGAGTACCGTAGGTATCTTTGCTGGCCGTGGTGACGTTCTCGTCGCTATGGGTTTGGCGCTGGTAATGGGCGTGTGGATCGGATGGAAGCTCAACGATGCCCGTGACTGGGTACGCGACAAGCTGACACGTAAATCAACCTAACCATAAGGGGGGCGTAAGCTCCCCTTCCTACCATGCCCTACTCACAAGACATCATCAACAAGGTCGGCGACACGCCCAAGTCTCTGGGAAACCAGCTTGGCCGGTGGGCGATCTATCACGACTTCTCAGTCGTGCGAATCTCAAAGGCGCTTGGCGTGACACGCCAGACTGTCTACAACTGGTTCTTCGGCAAGGACATATTCCCCGCCTACCGCGATCGTGCGGAGTGGCTGCTGAAGATTTTGCAATCATCGAATAACGCGGACGACGCATGGAGAAAAGTATGCACGGAATTAAACCTAGAACTCTGAACAACGGCGAACTGATGCAGATGTGCGCGGACCAAATCCACGAAGGTGGCATGCCGCATGACTTTCAAGTCGAGCTGCTGCGCCGCTTCAACTACTACATGTCGATCTCGTCTCAGAAAGATGTGTTGGCTATTGACGCCGCCAATCCAGTAGACCCACGCCAACTCGCGCTGCCCCTGTAACACCCAACCCGAGGATTCCCCATGAAGCCGCTTGAGTTTCTGGCGGAGGTTTTGCCGACGGCGGGTAATGGATATTACTGCTTGGCAGAGCTGACAACCAACAAAAAAGAACATGTGTTCGCTGAGTCGCTTGAGGAGCTAGCGCCAGCGTTTGAACGATGGAACGAGAAGCAATATGACATCTACTTCGGCTTGAGCACCTACGGGGTGGCAGGCAGTAGAGAGGCGGGTAACACCCACATGAGCCGCGTGATCGCGGTGGACTTGGACTGCAACCACAAGACCGACATAGCCCAGCCTGACAAGGAAACGGGTGAGCTGGTCATCAAGCCCAAGGCATATCCGAGCATGAAAGCTGCGGCGATCGCGCTGCGGGATTTCTGCGACCAATCAGGGCTGACAGGTTTGGGCGAGCCTTGGCTTGCTTCGTCTGGCGGTGGCGTCCATGCTTACTGGCCGCTGACTGAAGACCTGACCATTCAGGAGTGGAAGCCCTTGGCCGAAGGGTTCAAGCGCATGTGTTTGAAGAACGGCCTGAAGCTCG